TTCCCAAATATAACATGAGTAAAGTTGACGAAAATCTATCTAACATCTTGAACACAGATTATATTCCTGCTGTGAGAGATGATGATAAGCCAATCACCATTCATCAAGATAATGGTGAAAATCCTGATGCAGAGTACTCGCGTTCAAATTATTATAATTTGATTGAAAAGGGTAACGAAGCTCTTGAAGGTATACTAGAAGTTGCTAAAGAATCGCAGCACCCAAGAGCATATGAAGTTGCTGCAAATATGATTAAGAATCTCTCTGATGTCACAGAGAAACTTATGATTCTTCAAAAACAACAACAAGAATTAAGACCAAAAGACGAGTTGACAGGACCAACTAATATTAATGTCGACAAAGCAGTATTTGTAGGAAGCACTGCTGAGTTGTTGAGACAATTAAAAAATGAATCAAATAGCGGCTAAACTAAAACATTATCTTGGCAACCCCAAGCTGAAGCGAGTTAACATGGCGATGAATCTCACGGAAGAACAAGTCCGTGAGTATGTTAAATGCGCACAGAGCCCAGAATATTTTATTGAAAACTATGTCAAGATCATCACTCTTGATAAAGGATTTGTTCAGATTGAACTCTATCCATTTCAAAAAGATGTTGTCAACGATATTAATAATAATCGTCGCGTTATCGTAAAAGCTGGTCGTCAGGTTGGTAAGACCACAATCATTGTTGGTTATATTCTTTGGTATATTCTTTTCAATCAAGACAAAACAGTCGCGATTCTTGCAAACAAAGCCAGTACATCAAGAGAAATTCTTGCTCGTATTAAACTAGCATATGAAGCATTGCCAATGTGGATTCAGCAGGGCGTTAAAGTTTGGAACAAAGGCGACATTGAATTAGAAAACGGATGCCGTGTGCTCGCTAACTCCACTGCATCAAGTGCGATCCGTGGTTTCTCTATCTCTCTTCTATATCTCGACGAGTTTGCATTCGTGCCCACAAACATCGCCGAAGAATTTTTCACATCAGTTTATCCTACGATTTCTTCTGGTACAACTTCGAAGATTTTAATTTCTTCAACGCCTAACGGTATGAATCACTTTTATAGAATGTGGACTGAAGCGACAGAGAATCAAAACGGATTTAAATTCGTTGAGGCTAATTGGCGTCAGGTTCCTGGTCGTGATCAGAAATGGGCTGATGAACAGCGTCGAGTTCTTGGAGATGAGAAGTTCTTACAGGAAATGGAATGCGAGTTCATGGGATCTGCTGGAACGCTGCTTTCAGCGCCTGCATTAAAGTCTCTCGCCTTTGTCACACCAATTCATTTATCAGAAAATGGAATTAAGATATACAAGGCTCCAGAGAAAAACCGAAACTATGTGATAGTTGCAGATACTTCCAGAGGAAAGGGTCTCGACTATTCAGCATTTAGTGTTATCGATGTAACCGAATTACCCTACCGACAAGTTTGTACCTATAAAGATAACAATATCAGCCCTCTTGTATATCCATCAGTTATCAAACGAATTGGCGATTACTATAATCAAGCATATGTCCTTGTAGAAATTAACGATAACGGTCAGCAAATTGTCGATTCTCTTTTCGAAGATTACGAATACGAAAATATTCTTTCAACAGTCGATATTAAAGGTAAAGTTTCAATCACTTGGGGTTATGGGAATAAGTCTTATAGGGGGATTCGAACCACCAAGTCCGTGAAAAGGCTCGGGTGCTCCCTCATGAAGAATCTAATCGAAGGTCAAAAATTGATTATTCAAGATTTTGATACAATTTCAGAACTTTCGACCTTTGTCGCCAAAGGAACTAGTTATGAATCCGAAGAAGGATCACACGACGACCTCGTTATGACTCTTGTTCTATTCTCTTGGATGACAAACCAACAATTTTTTGCGGATCTTACCAATACTGACGTTCGAGCAAAACTCCACGAAGAACAAATGAAACAGATCGAAGAAGAGCAGCTTCCCAGTTTCCTTGCTGGACACGAAGAAGTTGATCAAGGCGAAGAACAGTTTGTTTCTGGTGGGACAATTTGGAATGTTGTGCAGCGTTAAAACCCCCGAAATACTAAATAACCAGTAAGATTCTTAAATCTCCATTTACAGGAGCGAAAACATGGCATTCTTAGTCTCTCCAGGAGTTAATACTTCTGAAATTGATTTAACTACAGCAGTTCCCTCAGTCGGCACATCAACTGGTGCTACCGTTGGTTTCTTTCGTTGGGGTCCAGCAAATACTGTTATTCAGGTCTCAAGCGAATCAGACCTTGTACAAAAGTTTTTCGCTCCAGATTCAAATACGGCTGCATCGTTTTTATCTGCTACAAACTTCCTATCATATGGAAACGATCTGCGCGTAGTTCGTGTATGTAGCGCAACGACAGATAAATCAAACAACGCAACATCAAACTCATCACACAATATTACTGTGATGAACGATGAGGAATACTTCCTCAATAACTATACTGGCGCAAATGCTAATGTTGCATTCTGCGCTCGTTATCCTGGTGCTCTTGGTAACTCTTTAAGAGTTTCAGTTTGTTCATCAGAAGCAACGTTTGATAGCTGGTTATTTGCTCCATACTTTGATAGTGCTCCAAATACTTCAAACTTTGTTGTTGCAAAAACAAACAATTCAACGCTTAAAGATGAAATGCACATCATTGTTGTAGATGAGGACGGCGTTATCACAGGAACTGCAAATACAGTTCTAGAACGCTTCTCGAATCTCTCAAAATGTTCTGATGCTAGAGGCGACGATGGCTCGAGCATTTACTATAAAGAAGTTCTATATCGCACCTCAAAATGGATTCACTGGCTCGGACATGCTCCAGGAAGCAATGCTGCAAATGCTTGGGGACAAACTGTCGCAGCAGCTTCTGCAACAGGAACTCCACTACACTCACCAGTTATCGCAAACTACTCATTTGTAAATGGTACTGATGGTGTTCCAAGTCAAGCAGACTTTATTAATATGATCGATCTCTTTACGAATAAAGAAAAAATCGATGTTTCTCTATTGTTTGCTGGCGACTGCGGTATATCTTCAAATTCTTCAATCAGCACAACATTAATTGCTAACAAGTATCTTAATGTTGCTGACGGTAGAAAAGATGCTGTAGCATTTATCTCACCACCATATGCAAATTCTGTAACATCAACTGCGAAGAGCACAGATGTTGTCAACTTCCGCAATGGTTCTGGATTGCTTGATACATCTTACGGTGTAATGGATAGCGGTTGGAAGTATCAGTACGACAAATACAATGATGTGTATCGTTGGATCCCTCTAAACGCAGATGTTGCTGGTCTTTGCGTCCGTACAGATCTACAACGCGATCCATGGTTCTCACCAGCTGGATTAAATCGTGGTCAGATCCGCAATCTTGTTAAGTTGTCATTCAATCCAACTCAAGCAGAACGCGATCTACTCTACAAGGCTGGTGTAAACCCAGTTGTTTCGTTCCCAGGAGAAGGCACTGTTCTCTTTGGTGACAAGACAATGCAAGGTCGCCCATCTGCCTTTGATCGTATCAATGTTCGCCGTTTATTCATCGTTCTAGAAAAGGCAATCTCTGCAGCTGCAAGATCAAGCCTCTTTGAGTTCAATGATGAATTTACACGCTCACAATTCGTCGCTCTAGTTGAACCATTCTTGCGCGATGTACAGGGTCGTCGTGGTGTCTACGACTTCCGCGTAGTTTGTGACGAAACTAACAATACTCCAGCAGTCATTGACCGCAATGAGTTTGTTGGTGACATCTACATTAAGCCAGCAAGAAGTGTAAACTTCATTCAGTTGAACTTCGTCGCTGTTCGCAGTGGCGTCGCCTTCGACGAAATCGTTGGACGCTTCTAATAAATAGATTAAGATAAAGTCAGGAGAATACAATGGCTTTTAATGTATCTGAATTTCGTTCACAAATGCAGTTTGATGGCGCAAGAGCCAATCTGTTTGAAGTCGAAATGACGTTTCCATCCTTCTCGTTGCCAGGAAATGCGGCTCGTAAATTACGCTTCATGTGTAAAACAGCGCAGATTCCTGGATCAACGGTTGGTGTTGTTCCAGTTCAATACTTCGGTCGTGAAGTTAAGTTCGTTGGCAATAGAACATTTGCTGATTGGACTATTAATATTCTAAACGATGAAGATTTTACTGTGCGCAATGCACTTGAGCGTTGGATGAATGGCGTTAATTCACATCGTTTCAATACTCGTAGTGCCTCTGCTGCAACTCCAATTTCCTATGGTACGGATGCTTATGTCCGTCACTATGGTAAAACAGGAAAAGTAATTAAGACCTACAAGTTTATCGGTCTGTTCCCAAATGATCTCGCACCAATCGATCTAGATTGGGGCAACAATGATGCTATCGAAGAATATTCAGTGACTTTTGCATATCAATGGTGGGAAGCAGTCGCCGAAAACGTGGTTTAATCTTGAACTTGTTTTATATTATGGAGTTAATTAATGGCAATTAATCTTTTCGGTTTTGAAATCTTAAGAAAGAAGCCTGAAGCGGTCTCGATCCAGGCTCCTATTGCTGCACCTGTTTTAGATGACGGTGCAATCAATGTTTCTGGTGGATTTTTTGGAACTTATCTTGATCTAGAAGCATCCGTTAAAAACGAAAACGACTTAATCACTCGTTATCGAGAGATGGCTATGCAGCCAGAACTCGAAGCTGCAGTTGATGATATCGTTAACGAATCAATTGTACACGACAATGCTGGTCGTTCTGTCACAATTCTTTTGGATGATCTTGAACAACCAGACAATGTTAAAGACATGATTCGCGATGAATTTGATAATATTCTTCGCATGCTTGATTTTTCAAATTCTGGTTCTGACGTTTTTCGTAATTGGTACATTGATGGTCGTTTATTCTATCAAGTATTAATCGACGAAAAGCAACCAAGACTTGGTATTCAAGAATTGTTATATCTTGATCCACGAAAAATCAAAAAAGTTCGTGTTGCTGTAAAGAAAAAAGATCCAAGAACTGGGATCGAAGTAAACGCTGGTATCCAAGAATACTACGTCTACAATGAAAAGGCTTTGGCACAAGGTCAAAGCATGGTAAGCAATGCCACACCCGACTCTGGATTAAAGATTGCAACAGACGCAATCGTCAATGTTAATTCTGGATTACTCGATCCAAAGAAAAGTACTGTTCTTTCGCACCTTCACAAAGCGATAAAGCCCCTCAACCAGCTCCGAATGGTTGAGGACGCTGTTGTTATCTATCGTTTAAGTCGTGCACCAGAACGTCGTGTGTTCTATATTGACGTTGGTAACATGCCGAAGGTTAAAGCAGAACAATATCTTCGCGATATTATGACTAAATTTAGAAATAAGGTTGTTTACGATAGTTCTACTGGTGAAGTTAAAGACGATCGTAAGTTTATGTCAATGATGGAAGACTTCTGGATTCCACGTCGTGGCGAAGGTAAGTCAACAGAAATCACAACTCTCCCAGCGGGTCAAAATCTTGGTGAATTGTCTGATGTTAATTACTTCGAAAAGAAATTGTACAAGTCATTAAATGTTCCAACTTCTCGTTTGGATTCACAGACTACATTCTCTCTTGGTCGTGCAACAGAAATCACACGAGATGAGTTGAAGTTTAGTAAGTTTATCGATCGTCTACGGTCAAAATTCAGTACTCTGTTTGATGAATTACTATCACGTCAACTTGCCCTCAAGGGTATTTGCTCTCTTGATGAATGGGAAGAACTAAAAGAAAAGATTCACTACGACTTCTTAAAAGATAATAACTTTATCGAACTTAAAGAAGCTGATTTGATGACTTCTAGAATTCAATTGCTCAATCAAGTTGATCCATATGTTGGAACATACTTCTCAAGAGCATGGGTCAAGAAGCATATTCTTCACCTTAATGAAGAAGATGTTGAGAAAATGGGAGAAGAAATTGCAGCAGAACAAGCAGATGAACCTGCTGTTCCTGCCGTTTCTGCTCCTGGTATTGCTGATGTTGGCGCACCAACTAATGCTGCTCCTGGTGTTGAAGCACCAGCAGACATTAATTCAGTGTTTCAACAAATTACTAAATAATTGGAGATAAATTATGTCATCATTAGATATTGTAAATGCTGCATTAATGGGAGATAAAGAAGCCCTTGTTGCCGCATTTAATTCTGAAATTGCTGGGCGCGTCACTGATGCGCTTGAAGTTAAAAAAGTAGAAATTGCATCAACAATTTTAAACACAGAAGAACCAACGAATGAAGTTGAAACAACTGAAGTCGAAGTTGACGGAAGCACCGATGCCGTCGACACCGAATCCGCTGAAGGATAATTCAGCGAAAATTTCTGCTTTGGTGCGCGCTGGACTTTTACAGTCCAACGAATTGCCACAACTTAAAGTTGCATTAATTCGTCAACAAAAGGTTGGCGATGTTGCAAAGTTATCTAAAGCACATAGAGATGTGATTGCAAAATACAATGCAGGATTATCAAGTGCTGTTCTTGGATCGCAACAATCATTCCAAGCTGTTCGTAGAAATTTAATGAACGGTGTTGAAATCTTAGATAAAGAACAAATCTCAGAATCAATCAACGAAAGTATTGATCCGCCAATGATGCTTGTTCTAAAAAGAAAGGGTGTTCGTATTTTCCCAGATGGGCAGCGTGTTGCATTGTATGTTCACGAAAAACTAGGTATCACATTCAGCGTTCCTTATAAACAAGGACAAATGCCTGAAGTGATTCCAAACGTCACTGCAGAAGAAACTGAGATCATGGAAAGCCTCGAGCAAGTAGCAGCATATGCACAACAAGAGCAACCA